TGATTGGGAAGGAACTATGGGAGATGCTTTACATAACATCTCACGTTTCTCCCAAGACGGTCTGGTAATGCGTTACGGTTACATCATGCAGTCGAAAACTGCAGAGGTGTCCGCAACTCTACACGGTAACGGTAGACTATACCGTTCTCCTGTGCAGAACCTAACTCTGACTGTTATTGCTAATAGCAAAGTCAGAAGAAGGGCAACCCCATTCGGTTTTGGCTTTGACATGACCACCCTTGACGGGCGGCAGTCTGCCATACTAGGGGCTCTCGCAATTTCGCGAGGTCCTAGGCATCTTTAACCTAGATGCTGGCAGTTGACTACTCTTACAAAGATTAGCAACTGTGTCATATGACCCTTACAAGGGTCAGACACCTTCAACCTGAAAAGAGTAATGCCATGTCTTTCGCAGATCCCCAGTCCGTTACTATCAATGCCGTTGCTATTTCCATGCCACGCACCAGTTCGGGCGTCAATTCTGGCGTCTTTACTTCTGCGGATGGAAATACGCGTCAGTCGGTTTCAAATGCCTATGGCAAGCGAACCCGACGGACGATTCGGCTCGATAGTTCCAAGGTGAGCGCTGATCCGTTGCTGCCGGCGCAGAATGTTCGACTGTCAAATAGTGTCTATTTGGTGATCGATGCACCTGTTGCCGGCTATACGAATACAGAGCTCAAGCAGTGTGTTGACGGCTTTCTGGCCGCCCTCACTGCTTCCTCGGGAGCTAAGATCACGCAGCTACTTGGCGGCGAGAACTAAGCTAGGACTAACATTCAGGGTCTGTAACGCATGGCTATGGAAGCTCGAACTCTATTTAAGGAGCCGGCTTGAAAAGCCTTACGTTACTCTGGCAGGAGGTAGCTAATGAATTAGCTACCTGGTGTTGCACTAGCACCAGTCTTGACATTAAAACTGTCAAGACTCGAGTCGAAAATGAAGGTGTATCGTTCTTAACGATCACCCTACCCAACTTTTGCACGGACTTCCAAAAAAGTCTAGCACAAAGTAAGGTAGATCGCAACCAGTTTCAAGGTTTTACCTTTACTGGTAGTCTCCCCCGATTCCTCGGAGGTTTCTTCGATCTTGTTTTCGACCGTGGTACTGGTCTTCTTCTCGATTCGCCGAATATAGATGCGATCTACTCTATTCGTCAACTTACGTTGATGTTTGGAAAGATTCTCTTACCGTGTAGTGATACACGAAAGGATGCAGCTATTGAAGGCTATATCGAGTGTGAGAAGGCAGTCAAAGAAGCGGACTTTACGAGGAGATCTCAGGAAACTGATGATTTTCATCGCATCTCTCGCTTGCTATGGGCTAATCTGTTTGCAACGGTTGATAATGCTGTTGCTAACTATGAGATTATCCCTAAGCACGGTCCCGGTGCCACCGCTGATAGACTTAAGGGAAACCAAAAGTACAATCAGACGGAATGGACCACTAGGCTTGAAGAAGTGTTCCCATCGGATGAGTTTTTACTTCCGAATAGGAACTACTTCTCTAACCTTAACCGTATTGACTGGCTCGAACCTGGTAAAGAAAGACCCGTCAGGGTCGTTCTCGTACCTAAAACGCTCAAAACACCTCGAATAATTGCAATTGAACCTACTGCGATGCAATATGCGCAGCAGGGAATATTGGAATCTTTCGAAAATGCTATCTGGGCAGATGACAATGCCAGAGCATTTATCAGTTGGAAGAGTAGTTATCCTAATCAGAAACTAGCTCGCCGGGGTTCCCTTACAGGTAACCTTGCTACACTCGACTTGAGTGAAGCATCTGATCGTGTTTCGAATCAGCTTGTTAAGGTCATGTTTCGAAATCATCCTCACTTAGGTGAGGCTGTAGACGCAACAAGATCTCGTAAAGCTGAAGTTTTTCGCAAGAATAACACCGAAGTGATTCGGCTTGCGAAATTCGCATCTATGGGTTCAGCTCTATGCTTTCCTATAGAATCTCTAGTCTTTATGACTGTGATTTTCTATGGGATTGAGAAAGAGCTAAGGAGACCGTTAACCCTTGGGGACATTAAGTCCTTTAAGGGCCAGGTGCGCACGTATGGTGACGATATTATCGTTCCTGTGCGTTATGTGCGTGCTGTTGTTAGCAGCCTTGAAACTTTTGGGTTCAAGGTTAATGCTAGTAAGTCTTTCTGGACTGGTTATTTCAGAGAGTCTTGCGGAAAGGATTACTATCTTGGCGAAGATGTTTCCATCGTTCGCGTCCGGCGGGTAATCCCAACACAACAGCGTAGCGTTCCGAAGAAGTCCGAGTTGAAACAGCGAAATGCTGTTTCAGAGAGAAATCAAGAAATTATTTCTCTAGTATCACTCCGCAATCAACTTTATAAAAGAGGATTGTGGAGAACTACTCGGTATCTCGACAACTTGGTTGAACGGATTATTCCGTTTCCTGCAGTTGCTGAGACATCTTCGATATTAGGTAAGCATAACTTTACTGGCTATCAGTCAGAAAGAATGCATCCAGGTCTTCAGATCCCTCTTGTCAAGGGTATGAAGCTGGTCAACGTCGCCCCGTCTGATAAACTGGACGACGTTGGTGCCTTACTTAAGTTCTTTCTTAAGCGCAGCGAAGAGCCATTCGTTGACAGAAAGCATCTTGAACGCTATGGACGTCCTGAAGCCGTCGACATCAAGCTCAGGTGGGCCGCTGCCTATTAGGTAGCGGTGCTGGTAACCATTCCAGTATGAGGAGGACCAATGGCCCTCGCTTGGAG